GGGTTGCGGCAGAACCAGAACTGCAGGGGCACATACAACGTGTACATGGGGGTGCAGCTGCCAACCACCTCGGATGTGTTGGGCTCACCGCCATAGCAGTAGTTGTCGCACCCGGCACCACCCGCATAGATCAAGTTGGTGAGCTCAGGCACGTTGCCAACCATCTTGGCATATCCGGCCTGCTTACCCGCCTCCTGCGTAAGCTCGTTCCAGATGTGGAGCCAGTCGCCATAGTGCTTGTCAATGCGCTGTCCGCCAATCTCGAGCTCAACGTAGGAGATAAGATTCTCGCCAACCCAGTTGAGCCAACGGAACTGGCCGCCAGAGCCGTCCGTGGCCGTGTTGATAACAACCTGGGGAAGCGTGGCCTGGAGGTAGATGCGGTGAATCAAGTCGCCGTTGCGCTGGATCGTGCAGGTAACCTTCTTGCCGAAGTTGGGAGCACCGTTGAAGGGGTTCTCAATCGACTCCATGGCGAAGTTCGTGTAGCGACGGTAAATGACCTTAAAGAATGTGATCTGAGGGTTACCCGTAAGGTAAACGTCCTGGGCGCCATAGGCAACAAGCTGCATTAAACCACCTCCTGTCATTTGTTATACCCTCTCGTGACAAAATAATTTTGGGAAAGTGCGTTTTTTTAAAAACACAAATCGTGTTTAAGTGATTCCCATTTAAACCCTATCATAATTACTTGATGAAGTAGGAATGACAGAGCCAACCACAAAATCAAAGGGTGCAAAAGCCAGTTATCCGGAGACTCGTACGACGCTGGATGCCTTGCACGGTCTTAAAATGAATTCCCTACTCGAGGATAAAACCAACCTATCCTCTTACAAAGACCAGATAGAATCCCTTAAAACAAGAATTAAAGCTAGTTCAGCTGTGCAAGAACTCTGGGCTCTTGAGCAACAGCTCGAACGACTCGAGAAGAAGGTCAAATCCATTGAAAGCGGCGATGCCATTAATGAATATTACCTTAAAACCGGCTCCATTCTCTTTAATTATTATGATATTCAAGATAAAATTCATAATGGCTCCACAATTTCGAATCCCTCTGTACGGTCAAAACCGGGATCCATCCTTGCAATTCTGAGCGGCATCCAGGCCGACGAATCCGGTGAGGGACTTAAAGGGTCTTTAGGTCCCCAAGCGAAAGCCCCTCAACGATCGGACCTCCTGAACCAGTATCTGCAGATTGAGGACCCTGGACTTGCCAAGGCCCCTGAGGGTGCTGAAGACGAATGGACTCAGTGTGAACTATGCTCCGCTGAGATGATTATGTGCATGAATGAGGCCACTATGACATGCTCTAAATGCGGAAACAAGACCTTTATTTTAATTGATTCGGATAAGCCATCCTATAAGGACCCTCCAAGGGAGTTGTCGTACTACGCCTATAAGAAGATTAATCACTTTAATGAATGGTTGGCCCAGTTCCAGGCCAAGGAGTCGACGGAGATTCCTGCGGCCATCTATGACCAGATTCTGTTGCAACTGAAAAAGGAACGCATCAGCAATTTTGGTTCTCTGAAGCGCACGAAGCTGCGGGAGATTTTGCGGCATATGGGGGAAACCAAATACTATGAACATATTCCACACATTATTAATCGTTTATCGGGCCAGAATGCGCCGTTCATGAGCCGAGAAGACGAAGAGAAGTTGCGTCATATGTTTCGTGAAATCCAACCGGCGTTCAAGAAGCACATTCCAAAGGGTCGCAGGAACTTTTTATCATATGGATATATTCTCTATAAATTCTGTGAACTGCTGGAAATGGATGAGCATTTGGCCTGTTTCCCTTTGCTTAAGAATCGTGATAAACTGTATATTCAGGACCAGGCCTGGAAGGGGATTTGCTCAGATATGCAGTGGCAGTTTATACGGACGGTTTAGGGCAGCAAAGCTGCCCTAAACCCTACTTTTTTCACGCTTAAGCGTGAAAAAACGGACTGTGTGAGAACCCACTCACACCAGGGAACACACCCTCACCCTAAAGGGTGAGGGCAGTCTCTTAAATCTTTATAAATCTATAGAGGTTTAATAGAATGACCTACAGAGCTACCAAACGCGACAAGAAATACCTTAAACTTTTTAAACAGGGCAAGTCCATCGGCTTTACCATGACGGCCTCCTTAAAAGCTAAAGGTCTCATTCCGAGAGCCAATGGTACACGCCGTGTATCCAAGAAGTATATGTAAGTCTCGTCTTACATACGAGACTGGCCTCCCCCTTTAGGGGGATGCCGTGTTCCCTCGTGCGAGGAGGGTTCTCGCTTCTACAATTTTGATGCACCGAAGAACCGAAGAATCCGGTGCCAACCACTTCAGATTGCAACTCAGAGTTCCTGAAGCCAAGCCGGTCTGAAAAGAACTCGAATCATTGTGAAATCCAACTTCAATGGGACACTTTGTTTCCTGACACAGAGGCACCTTTTCGTTGATAACAGGGAATCCATTCAGAGTGCAGGTGTAGGTAGCCAGACCATCTTCAATAACAGACGGAACCGTATAGGATACGATGAGGGTGGAATTTATAGGGGGTGCTTGATACTCGACTGCAATCTGGTCTACTTTGAAGACAGAGCCTGTATTGCAGTTAGTAGCGACCGGTTGTGCGACGGATAGGGTTGCAAGGACAGCTAAGAGGAGAGCCTTGAACATTCTACTGGTATTTGTGTTATTAATTTAAGTTCTTTAAGAACTTAAATTTATATTAGGCGGTATAAGAGACGTGTTTTCGCCTAAAATTCAAGAACCTTTCCATAGAACAGATACAGGACTACGCCAAAGATTGCCTTGGAAATAACATCTAATATGTTATACATGATATTCTTCTTTTCTTCGTCGAGCAGATACGCGACTCCATAGAAGGACCAGATAATGGCAAAGATGAAGAAGACCGCATGATTAGCTCTTGTCGGGACACAGCACGAATAGAGTGTGTAGAGCATGGCTGCAAAGAACAGGAATCCTACTAGGCAGCCTGTTGAACGGTTAATTGTGCCAAGTTCACCCAAGTAGCCCGAGCCTAGCATTCCCCAGTTTAATAGAACCAGGGTTCCATAGACTGAGGCCAACGGATGATGCGTATTGCCTCCGTAGAACAGTAAAATAACAAGTATAATGAGGGGTGTTGTAATAGACCAGTCAATATACCTGATTTTCGTTATCTCATGCAAGTCTACAGAGGGGTGTTTAATCATCTCATTGAAAATACCATAGACAAGCCCTGCCACCAAAGATACGGTTGTCTCAATGTTCATAACGTGTCGCACATTGGTATCATTTGTCCTCAAGGCTTCAATGAGGGTTAAGCCCGTGTAGCCCATTAAAACAAGATAAGAGGCACTAAAGGTTGTTTTTAGAGCGGGTGTTATGACCGTTGAAGTGGCCATTCTCTATTCTAGACCTAGAATAGAGAATGGCTAGTAGTAGAGGTCGTGGCAGTTCCCCAGGTCCAGCTAGAGTATCCGCATCTGCTGCTGCATCTGTTGCTGCTGAATCTGTGCCTGTTGCAGCACCAGTTCTACCACCTAGAAGGAACTCTTTTTCGGTTGGTGCGCCATTAGGACGACCTCGAGATACTGTTGGAATAGAAGACTATCCTTCTATACAAAGATTGATGAAATCGTTTTCAGATCCAACAATATTTAGTGATAGTGATCATTTTGTATATTCTTTTTTTAAGGTTAACACATTTGATGAATTATATCAACTTCTTATGGAGATACAAAACTATTTAAGTTCAGGCGTCTTTAATTTTGAAATAACATTTTTTTTAAATAATATGAAGGGGACAGGCGTTGATGATATTCCACAAGATTATTACATATTTTATGGGAAAAAAATAGGAACTAGAGGAGAATATCTTGGGACTGGATTTACTATTTATACTACAAAAGATAAAAAACTAATTAACAGTTTTTTTGAACTTTCTATAGTGAATAAAGATAAAATTAATGTATTCGGAGACTTTATTCCCTCTGAAACTATATGTCGTTCAAAAAGTTTATGCACTCTACAAGGTGGCTCTCGCAAACGACGCTCAAAGAAAAGGCGTTCTAAGAAGCGAAAGTCTCTTCGTAAAAAAATCTAATTGTCCTTCAAAAGCTCAGGGGTCTCGTTCGCTAAATCAGCACACTCCTTCAAGACCACCTCATTTGCAGGGCCCTGCTTAGCCTTCCATTCAGCCGCATATTTCTCGAGCCAGGCCTCATCCTCTTCCTTCTTCTTCTTTTCGTCCTTGTGCATCTTCAGAACCTTGAATTCAAAATCATCATCGAATCCATCCAAGAACTCATCCAGAAATGAAAAATGGCCATCCTTACAATCACTAAACATACAACTCCCTGAACCTATTTTTGTGCTATCGTAGTGTTTGATATTCATATCAATGCGACCTCCCTCCTTCTCAACCTTATCGAGGACAGGCAGGGCTTCGCGTATTACCTGTCGCCAAGGCTCTCGGTCTTCAGCCCTCATAAACCGCTCAAAGAACTGAATCGCATCGGGCTCTGTATTCCGATTGCTTTCAATAAACATCTGGTCCAAAATAGACTTATAGGAGTGTATTGCCTTCAGATGCTGCCGATGAAGTTTCGTTCTGTACTGTTCAAATACACGGTCCAGATTTCGGATTCGCTTCTTCTGGTCAGCTTCTACGCGTTCAATAAAGGCATCCATAATCTTGGTTAGTCTAGCCTTCGGATCCGTTATGAGGTCTAGAAGTTCAGTCATCCTGGAATACCGCCTACTATACATTTAAGCCCCCAAGCACTAGTCTTAATGGTATTTAAAAAAACCCCCCACAGGTTCATTATCAGTATTATCGCGTTTCATAATAATTTTAAACTTTTTAAGATAGTCATGTTCATAATGTAATAGAAAAGCAACAGTATAGGAAATATTATTAAAGAAATCGTTCATAAAGACCTGGGATCTCTTCATAATTTCCATTTTCTCTTGCATAGTGTATTCTTCATAGACTATATAATTAATATCTATAGAATATGTATCATATTTAATAACAATTGCAATAATATTGTGAGATATATTCACTGTATCAATTAATCGATCCACATCTAATGCTGAAAATATCCGATTCTGTATAATAATTTGATTTGTATTTTTCCCAATTAAATTTTTAATATACTGTTTCCCATTTTTATTTACAATAGTTCCAATATCTTCCATTTCATAACGTATAATTGGAAATGTATTGTTTATAAAAGAAGTGACTACAATTTTATCATTTCTGTTTTCTAAGAAGCAAAATTGATTAAATACTTCAAATGTATTTTTATCCCCTTTTACTTGATGTGCAATCTCTCCAAATTCAACCGCTCCATATGTATTTTCAATATTAGAATGAATAAATGTTTTTTTACAAAAATGCAAACTACAATTTAACAAAAATTCTCCTGATAGATTAATATTTTTGGGATAATGATGTAGTTTAATAGAATGTCGATTCATATGTATGCATAATTGGAGTAATACAAATGGGAATATAACAATAAAATCTGGCTTATATTCATTACAAGCATTTACAAATTCAAATGTTTTTTCTTTATCTATTTTATTAAATGTCATAAACCGTATATTAAAAAAGGATAACATATAATTTGTCTTTTCATATTCATTTGTAAAATAGGAATTAGCTGGATAC